CGAACGTAGTCGCCGGCGGCGTAGGCCGTCAGCCGCAGGACATTGCTCGGCTTGATGGCGATCTTGCAGCGCGAGTCACCGAGATCCGCGCGACACTCGGGCTGGTAGAGCTCGACGATCTGCTGGCTGTACGCCTGCGTCAGACCGCGCAGCTCCGTGTGGAAAACGCCGCTATCGGCATAGATGATCTCGCCGAGCCGACCGCGACGCACGCGGAGTTCACCCTGGCTCAGGTCGGCCCAATTCACGACCGAGACACGGACTTCAGCGAAATCGAACAGACCAGCGCGAAGATCGTAATCGGTGAGCGCGGTGCTATCGAGGAATCCTTCCACGTCGAGGTTGTCGACGCTGAGGCCCACCTGATTGGCCACGGCCGTGCGGTTGTAGCCCACCGCCGCCTCATAGGTATTCCCCTCGAACGGAATCGAGACGTCGTGATCGGTGAAGAAGAACTCCACGCCGTCCGTGCGGGTCAGGCGCCAGATCGTCGCAAGCGTCGTCTCTTCGAGGCCGAGATGAGTGGCCAGAGCAGAAGTGATCGTCTTCGGCATGCTACACCCTGATCTCCTGGACGTTGATGCGCGGCATCGAGATAGCGGCCTCGTCCGAGAAGACCTCGGTCGTGATGTCGAGCGAATCGCTTTCGAACCGCACCGGGACGTCGAACTCACAGATGACCTCGACCGCCGGGCCGTTGAGCGCAGCCAAGGTCGAGCCGATCGTGATGATGCCGGTGGTCGTATCCACCTGAAACTGATCTGCGCCCGCGCCTTCAACGCGCTCGATGTCGTTCACCCAGACGCGCACGGTGCCGCTGACCGGCTTCGTGATCTCGCGATCGAAGAAATAGGCGGCCACCGAATACCGCTTGAAAATCTGGAAGGTCGCATTCGTGCCATCCGTCAGCCCGATCGACTGCCGCGTGGTCGCGTCGCCGCCGAGGCTATCGCCGATCTGGAAGTCCGACCAGTCCTTGAACCGGAAGCCGGTCAACTGCCCGCGCATGGCGTAGAAGTGATTGATGACGGCCTCGATCTGGCTCTTGCGAGTCAGGCCATAGCCGATGTCCCACTTACCGCGGACCTTCTCCCAATCCTGGTTGCGGCGCTCGTAGCCGGACGAGAGCGTGATGACGGTGGTCTTGAACCCCGGACCACCGGACGCGCCACGCTCAACGTCTTCGGGAAGCCGCTGCTCGACGAAAGCCATTATGCGTTCCTCCGCTGTGCGCGCTGGAGCGCGATCTGCGTGTCGGTGAGGATCTGGCCCTGCGAACGACGGAAGCTATTCGCATCCGGCGTGTTGATCGTGTAGTGGACCGAGATCGGCCGCTGATTCGGTCCACCGCCCTCCGGCGTCGTTACCGACACGCGCTCGCCATCACGCGCCCGGAAGGCCACGAGACGATTGTCGATGCCCGGCACGCTCGCCACCGAGCTGCTGCTGCCGACCGTGAACGCGCCGCCGTTCGCGAACGGACCCGAGAGCTGAAGTGCAGTCGGGCCGGCGGACGGGAGAAGGCTGCTGAGGAAGCCACCGGCCTTGCCGATGAGCTCGCCACCGCCGCCGCCGAAGATGCTGTTCAGCAGGCCGCCCTTGGTCGGCTGACCGAAGCCGAGCGACGCACCGATGTTCGCGATCACCGAGCGCGTGGCCAGCCGGAGAAGCTGAGCCTCGATGTCCTTCAGGAAGTTGCCGATGCTGAAACGGCCGGTCTGCACGAACTGCACAACCGCGTCCTCGGCCGAACGGAATGCCGAGGTCAGTGCATCTTCAACGCCGGCCGCGGTGTCCTCAACCGACTTCTGGAGCTTCAGGAACGTGCGCTCTGCGCCGGCGGCCAGACTGGTCTTGCCCTCCAGATAGTTGATCCGCAGGTCGCGCAGGTTCTTCTTGAACTCCTGAAGCGTGATGATGTTGCGCTGGAGGGCGCTGCGCAGGAGCTTCTGCTGCTCATTGAAATCGGTCGTGGCGTTGCCCACGCCGATCACATCGCGCTCGACGCGCTTCATCACCTCGGCTTCGGTGAGGCCGTACTTCTTCAGGACGTCAATGCCTGCCTCACGCGCCTTGTTGAGCACCTTCGTGGCGTCGGCCAGCTTGATCGTCGCTTCGGCGCTCGGACTGATACGGCTGAGCAGACTGTCGAGGCCCTGCTGCGCCTTCTTCAGCGCCTTGTCGCTGACACCGCCTCCGCCACCGACAACCTCAGCCGGCTTCGGACCCTCAGCCAGAACAGCCTTGCGCTTGCGCAGGCGATCCAGATTGTCGTTCAGAATCGACACCAGACGCTCCAGGTCCTTCACCGCCTGCGAAGTGGGATCGAGCAAAGCCTGGAAGTTGAGCCGGGCGCTGATGGTGTCGCGGAGCTTCTGGGTCTTGCCAATGAAGTCGTCGACCTGCTTGCCGGTCAACTTGCTGACGCCGCCGAGCTCTCCGATGCTCTTGGCGAGATCGTTCGCCTGCTGAGCAAATCCGCGTACCACACCCGTGGGCTCCAGAAAGCTCTTCGCAAGATTCTTGACCTGACCGAAGAGCTCCACGGCCTTGGCCTTCATCTCATCGAAAACCTGCTCGATGGACTTGCCCTGCTTGATAGCCACTGCGGCCATAGCGATAAACGCGGCAGTGAACGCAGTCAGAAGCACGGGGATGGTGTCGGCGGCCAGCGCCAGCATCCGGGCGCCCAAGCTCAGAAGCAGAGAGCTCAGGAGCTTGAGTCCTTCCAGCAGCAGCTTGCCCGCGATGACCGCGGTCAGGATGCCCAGCGCCTTAGCCAGGACATCGGCATTATCCGCCGCAATGCGCAGCAGCGCCGTTACGCGCGCAACCGCGCCACCGAGCGAACCCGAAACGCCGGCGTCGCCCAGGCTGAGCACGACCGACTCAGCGGCCGACTTCAGCTCCAGCAGAGCGCCGTTGAGGTTGTCGTTCATGATGTCGGCAAAGTGCTTCGCCGCACCAGCCGCGTTCTCATTCTGCTTCGTATACTCCTTGATCTTGTCGATCGAGCGCAGCAGGATGAGAAGGTTCGACGCCTGCCGCTTACCCACCAAATCGCTGGCTTCAGCCAGACCGATATGGCGATCCCGAAGCGTCTCCAGCACCGGGATGAGGCCGCGATCCTGAACACTGAGATCGCCGCCGGCCTTCGCAAGGTCGATGAGAATCGTCCGCAGTCCAGTACCAGCGCGCGTCGACTGCACACCGGCATTGGAAAGAGCTTCGATGGCCGCCGTAGCCTGCTCGATGCTGACCCGCGCGCTGACGGCCGCGGGCGCAGCGAACGACATGGCCTGACCCATCTGCTCGACGTTGGTGTTGGCGCTGTTGGCAGCCAGGGCGACAATATCGACCACCCGGCCCATCTCGCTCACCTGGAGATTGAAGCCCTGAAGAATGTTGGACGCGAGATCCGCGGCGCGGCCGAGATCGAGCGCGCCAGCCTGCGCAAGCAGAAGCACGTCACGCGCGCTCGCGAGCACCTGCGTGGTATTGAAGCCGGCGCGAGCGAGAAACAGCATGCCCTCCGCCGCCTCGGTGGCGGTGAACCGAGTCGTGGCGCCGAGCTCGCGCGCAAGGTCTCGAAGTTCTCCGAATGCCCTATTCGTTGCGCCCGTAGCGGCGCGCACGGTGGACATCGCCTGGGCGAAGGTAGCGAGGCTGCTGAGCATGCGCCCGATGACCGCGGCGGACGCCACCGCGACCAGCAGGGCGCGAAGCTGACCGAGCACCGTCCGCAGCGTGCCCATCTCCTTCGCGGACTTCGCGCCGGCCTTGCCCAGGTCGTTCAGGTTCCGGCGGACGGTGCGCGTGCCGCGATCACTGACGACGATCTCGAAGCGTTCGGTTGCCACAGCCCTACCCCTTGAAAATCCGAGCGCCCTTCACGGACTCGACGCCGGCCTGCACACCCTTCTGGATGAACCCAGCCGGCGCCTGCTTCGAATGACCGTTGTTGAGCCGGCCGATGTACGGGACATTGTTCGTGAGATAGAGCTTCTGTCCCTTGCCGGCCTGGAACGTGTTGATCGCGGTCTTGGCCTGTGCGATGGCCGCCTCCGCATTGGCACGCTCACCAATGCCCAGCTTCTTGCCCGGCGCGTAGGCCGGGATGACATCGGCAAATGGCGTACCGTTCGAGCCGATCCAATTCGAGCGGGCCACGCCCTTGTCGACGGGCGTTCCGTAAACGAGCTCCCGGTCGATCGCCATCGCCGCCTGCCGGGCGATCCGGGTAACGCCGGGCGCAACTTCATTTGCGCGCCGACGCACCACCGCCGGCAGAAGATCGAACGGCTTGACCATGGCCTACTTGTTTCCCTTCGTCTTGCGCTTCCTCTCGCGATACCTAAGATACTCCGCATCAAGGGCGCGAATCAAGGCGAAGAAACGATCGTAGTCGTCCTCGTTCATCTGGTGCCGGCTCGCGTAGGCGTCGATGGCCATCCAGGGGATCGGCCCCTCCGCCATGCCAACTGAGCGACACGTGGAGAGATCGAGGAAGGCCGCGTAGTAGAACTGGAGCCCCGGCAGCAGGGCCGGGGCGTTCCTAATGCGTTCCGGGATAGGGAGGCGCTGCTTCCTAGCCTGCTCTAGGATCTGCCGCTCGACCTCGCCCTGTTCGAGGTCGTACAGCAGGACCTCGATCAGTTTCCCGAGTCGGTCTCGACGCCCAGCTCGCGGAAGTTGGCCGCCTTCATGGCCTGCTCGCGGACGTCGGTGAACAGCTCCGGCAGGTCCGTGAACAGCTTGATGACGTTCTCGCGGGTGAACGGCATCGGCTGCTTGTTGCGGTCCTTGATGCCTTCCCAGCCAAGGACGACGGTCTCGGCGAACGCCTCGATCAGGAGGGTGTTCGCCACGTCCTCGTCCATCGTGTCGGCGTCCATCTGCCGGCGGTACGGCCGCGTCTTCTGCTCCAGGACCTTGGTGAAGCGGTTGTTGGCGCCGCCGGCACGGGCGATCCGGATCTTGCCGAGCTTGCCGTAGTCCAGCTCGATGCCGGTGCGCTCCATGCCCTTGTCCGTCGCGAAGACGTCGTAGATCGACTCGGCGTCGTTCTCTTCCGGGGCCTTGACCGCCTGATCCTCCGCCTGCGGCGCCGCGGTCACGGCCTCCTCCTCGGGCAGATCGGCAGCGGTCGTGTTCTGGTCTTCGGTCATCGTCGTGGTCTCCTCTTTGGAGTTGTGGTTGCGGCGGCTTTGGTCAGGGAGACCCGCCCACTCCCACCGGGCCGGCTTAGACGTCGGCCGCCGCCGGCAGGTAGTCGTAGAACATCATGAGCAGCGTGTGGTTGAAGGTCAGGTCGGCCGCCGCCGGCGTGCTCAGCGGCAGCGTGACCGGCTGGTCCTGCTCGACGTTCAGCCGGCCATCGCCAAGGGCGATGAGCGGAATGTCGACCAGAACACCGCTCGTGATGGCGTTGGAGTCGACGGTGCGGCCCTTGACCATCGCGAAGTCGAGCGTGACGTCGCTGTTGTTGCGGATCGCCTGCACGGCCTCGATCGTCGAGAAGTAGGCCGTGGCGTTGCCGTCGACGTTGAACTGGCCGGCCGTCACCTCGAACGCGCCGAGCACCGAGATCGCCTTGTTCGGGCTCACGTTGTTGTTGATGACCACCGTGAAGTCCGTCAGGTAGGCGAACAGCGCAGTCGGGTTCGAGTCGATCGGATCGAGGATCGCCATCTTCAGCCGCGAGAAGTCGTTCGTGGTGTTGTAGGCGTCACCCGAGCTCAGCGCCGGGCGCGTGCCGCTCTTCAGACCGGTCGTGGCCGTCCGCTGCTCGTTGTCGGTCGACACGAAGCTGATGTCGGCCGTCACCTTGTCGGCGGTGTTGAAGTTGAAGGTGAGCTGGTTCGGCACCGAGCCCACGAGGTACTCGGACTGGATCGCGCTCGGCGTCGCCGTGTCCGGGGCGCCCAGCGTGCGCTCCAGGTTGTAGCTGCGCCGCACGATGAGGGTCGGATCGCTCTCGTTCTTCAGCACGCGACCGAACCACAGCCGGATCGCCAGTGCGGTGCCGCCCGAGCCGGTGTCGGTGCCGTCGTCCGTGACCATCGTGCCCTGGGTCTTGTCCAGCGTCAGCGCATTGGCCGTGATCGACTTGACGCGGGCGAAGCCGTTGTTGACCGCGTTGAAGAACTGGTCGGCAGTGGTGTCGCCACCGATGAAGATCCACTCGCCCGGCACGAGGCCCAGCGTGGTGAAGTCGAGCGTCGTGCTCGTGAGCAGCGGCAGGGTGCCCGAAGCGTCGATCTGGAGATCGCCGGCGGCGGCCTCGTAGCCTACCGCAACGATCAGCGCGTCAGTCGGCGGCGAAGCCTCGGCCGTCAGGGTCTCCGCAACGGATACGTCGGTGGCCACCGAGTCGATCGCGGTGACGGTCTTCAGGCCGTTGTTGCCGGCATTGGTGAAGCCGGATGCGAAGATGAGATGGCCGGCGACGAAGCCCGTCGAGTCGGCCAGATCGTAGGTGTCGTCACCCGCCTGGACGGTGACGCTGATCGGATTCTCCTCGCCCTTCCGGCGCAGGTCCGCGAAGAAGTAGCCCTGAAGGAGGTCCTCCAGGTTCTCGCGCGTCAGGTCCATGTTGAAGCCACCGCTGGCATCGAGGTCCGTCACGGTGCCCTTCTGGCGCTGGCGACTCGCATTGATCGGGTTGCGGGCGGTCGTGGTGATCTGACCGCCGAAGTTGTCGTAGCTGTTGGGCTCCAGCGGAATCCAGACCGGCGTACCCGGCAGCACGCCGAGGGACTGTTCCTCGGCATAGCGAAGACCCGTGGCGTTCGAGTCGATCTTGTTCACAGTGGCCATGGTTTTGCTCTCCGTTCAACGCGCGTTGAGGCTGTGCATGCGAGCCTACTTTACCGCATCGTAATCAAACTCGGCAAGGACGTTCGTCTGATACCAGTAGCCGTCCCGGCCAATCTCCTGGGACCGGACGTTCGTGAAATCCACCGTATCGCCGCCACCGGTCGACTTGCCTTCAAATGCGTCGACCGCCACCTTGACGAGGATGTCGCTCTCTGTCAAGCCATCACCGAACGGCGTGAAAATCTGCACCGTGACGATGCCGGTCTTGCGGAACCGGCGGTTCCCGGTCTCGCCCATCGTGTTCTGCCGGCCGGTGTTGTGCAGCACGCTCACTCGCGCCCACGATACGTCGCCGCTGGGAAGATCCTGCGTGCGATCGTCGTAGCGGAGCTCCGGCGGCGAAGCCTGCGCGTTCCACTCGGTCGTGAAGTGATCGAGGATGGCATCACGGGCCAGTGCTGGATCGCTGAAGGGCATCCTCTACCTCCGAATCTGGATGATGTAGACGACTCGCGTGTTGCCGGGATCGAGCGTCTGCACGTCCTGAATCTTCCAATTCGAGCCGCCGTCCACGAGCACGTCGAAAGTCTCTACCTCGGACGGGTCCGTATCAGCAGCCGCCACGTAGGCCACCTTGTCGCCACGGCGCACGAGCTGGCCATCCACATCCGCAGCGTCGTAGGGGACGATGACGGCCTTGAGCGGACCCAGCGTCGTCGGATTGCCGGCATTGGCCCGCCAGGGCTTCGCCGGATCGGCCGACGTCTGGTCCTGCTTCACCAGCGAGATGTCGCGGCCGTTCGCGTCGATCAACCGCTGGGCCGTGATCGCGAGCGAGGCATAATCGACCATGGCTATGCCCTGCGCAGCTCGACCGCGAAGCCGTTCTTCAGCAGCTCCTTCAACCATTCGTCAGCGACCGGATACTCCGGCAGATTGAAGTCGCTCACGAGCGGCGAGGAAGCCGCCGCCGGCTTCGTGCGGTAGGCGTTCTTGCTGACGTCGCTGTAGCGCGTCTCCTCTTCCAGGGGGCCGACCTTCTCGCGCTTGCTCACCACCTGACCGGACACACCGCTGGTGACGCTGCCCGTGGCGGGATCGAGCGTCGAGTAGGGCCGCGCCGGAAGCGGAAGCAGCGAAATCTGGAGCGCGATCAGCGCGTATTCCGCCACCGCCTTTTCGAGGGGCGCCGGCACGCCGTCCCAGAGGAAGTCGTCGTTGTCGAAGGCGGAGATCCGCGGCCACTCAAGCCCCTGGTCATGGTGCTCCTTGTAGCCGCGGAACCTCGCTCCGAACCGCTTGTCCACGTAGTCCGTGGCGCGAATGATGGCCGACTGCTTGTCGGCGGTGTTGGCGATCGTCCACGTCGTATTACCGCGATCGCCGTGGAAGGTGTCCGCGAACGTCTCGTCGATGTAGGCGTTGGCGTTGGCTACACCGGTGCCGTCTTCAAGCGTGAAGGCCATCTGCTACTCCTTGGAATGGGCCGGCGGCGATCAGCCCTCGCCGCGATCCGGACCCTTGAGCGGCGCAGTACGGCCGGAGACCATCTGCGAGCTCATGGACATCCGGCTGCCGCCGGTACGGACGTTCTTGTTGCCGCTGGTCGCGGGACGCGACTTCTGCGACATCCGGCGAAACTGATTGCCGGTGCTACGAGTGGTTCCACGCATGATCTGTCTCCTTCCTCACTTGCGGGGGTCGCCCTTGACGCCGGTGCCGACGCCACGGAACTGCGAACTCGTGCCAAACACGCGACCGGCGGGCTTGGCGTTCTTCGTGGACCGGCTGACGCCATGCGACGTGCGCTTGAACGCATCGGCCGTCGAAGTGGTGGTGCCTCGTGCCATGGGACTCTCCCTCATGATCTCGCCGTAAATCTAGCAGCGCATGCCGGTTCTGGCAACTGAAGGACAACACGCCGCGCCCTTGGTTGAGAGCGCGGCGTGCCTGATTCGTGCCGGTCCGTGTGCCGGTCCGCTACGAGTTGAGCGCGTCGAGCTCCTTCTGCTCGCGAGCCTTGTCGCGGTTCCACTCCGGCGCCGCGGCTTCGACGTCCTTCCGCGTGATGCCGGCCGAGCCGTAGGAAGTCTCGACGGCGGTCATGAGCGGCAGACCGTCCTCGGTCCAGTGATCGTCGTTCTCGGGATCGAGGCCGTGGATGGCCTTCAGCAGCGCCGTGTCGGTGGGCGTCACCGGCTGTGCTTCACCAGCCCCACCCTGCTCCGGCGCCCGCTCGGGAACCCCGGCGTCCGACTGTCCGTTCCCACCGGAAACGTCCGTGCCGGTCCCTTCCGGGGCTTCACCTGCTCCGTTCCCGTGGTCGTCGCTCGGCGCGGGAGCCCCTTCCCCTTCCGGCTGAACGTGGCCTTCGCCTTCGTCCCCTTCCGGCTGAACTTCCCGCGAAGAATTACGCTGGCCATCGGCGGCCTCCTTGTCCCGCTCCTGGGCGGCGCGGAGCTCGTCCGAGCCTTCCAGAAACGCCTGGAACGAACGGCCCATGTAGACGACCAGTCCTTCGACGGCCTCCATGGTGCCGTGGAGCTCCAGCACGCCCTCGACGAACTGATGCCCCTTGAGATTCATCGTCCGGCCGGCGTAGGGGCCGGTCAGAACAAGCCGGTGATTGCGCGGCTCTGCCATCGTCATTCTCCTTGCTTTTTCAACGGATCTTGCCCCGGCCCGCCGAAGCGGAACCGGGGTGATCCTTGGGTTACGCCTTCAGCGAAGCGTAGAAGGCCGGGACCTCCACCGTGTCGGCGCCGAGCACTGCGGTGAGTGCGGAGCCGGCCGTGCCCTGGTCGGTGATCGCACCGACGAAATCGGGCAGCGGAGCATCGTCGCCACCGGCGAACGTGACCGGCGGCAGGAACTCCACGAGCACCTGCTTGTCGCCGAGACCGTCCGTGGTCTCCGCGATGGTCAGGGTGTTCGAGGTGCCGTTGTAGGCAGCGCCGGCGATGATGGACGTGCCGTTGAGGGCCGTCACCATGAGCGCGGCGATGGAGTCGACGGTGGCCGCCGCGGCGCCCGTGACGGTGAGATCGACCACCGGCGAGCTATCGAGGACGGCGACACGCAGGCGGAAACCTTCCAGGTCGGCGCCAGCGGCGATCTCGGTGACGGTGGCCGCGGCCCAAGCCGCATCACTGTCGCCGGTATACTTGGCCTGAGCCATGGCCGCGGCGTCGTTCGCGCTGTTGGCGTAAACGACCACCGTGTCCGCGCCGTCCGGGAGGAAGGTGCGGGCGTTGGCCGGCAGCTCTACGAGATAAGCGGGCATGGTGTGGTCCTCCTTGTTGCGGAAGGCGGTAGAGCTCCGGGCCGCTAGACCCGGAGCTCAGACCGAACCCTAGTTGGTGATGCCGTCCGCGCAGGCCAGACCCTTCTCCGAGAAGAGGGCCAGACCCGAGTACCACTTGACGCGCCAGATGTGCTCGTCCGCGTCCTCGGCCTCGCCGACGTCGACCACGTTGATGCCCGACATGCGCTCGG